GAGTTTCCACCGCTAGAAGTAACTGTTATAGCCATATTACCTAGAGATATCTTCGTTTACAGTAAATGAACCTCTAAGAATAGTTGTAACGACATCACCCACTTTTTGCTGGATATCGTAACTAAATATACCGACAGGTAGATTTGCCATGGTATCAGCAGATGCAGTAACTTTTACAGTCCCGCTATCAGTAATATCTGTAAACTCAAAGCCTGTGCTCAGCTTACCCCTTTGACTCTCGCTAAGTTGTTTTGCATTCGCCTGAGAAGTAGACAAGGTGCTAGATGCAATAACTTCTCTTTCAGACACTCCAGACCTAGTTCTTTGAGCGGATGTTTTTACATCCATCAAAAACTCATAACCCAAAGTAGACAGCTGTAAAGCAGTGCCACTAGAGTCTTTTAAAGTCAAAGTAAGAGAAAACGTATCACCTCTTCTGCAAGTAATATCTAGTTGTTCTGCTACATCTAAGTTTACGCTACTTCCCATATCAACCTAATAGTGTGTTTGTAATATTTACTGGTATATCCGAGCCCTCTGTGATTTCACCCCTTTTGCCCTGACGTTGAGATATAAGCTTGCTTTGCTTCTCCGCCTGCTTATCTATCCTTTCGTCCTTTCTATTCTCTTTGAGAACTTCGATTTTTTCTTTAAACTCTTGATCGTCAGTCTTAAATCCAAGAGTAGCTTGAGCCTTAATTATCTCAATCTCTTTTCTAAACTGATGGCGCATCTGTTCAAGCTGAGACTCTAACTGAGTTTTAAGCTGCATCTTTTGAGCGTCTATCTGTGCTTCCATCTGCATTTCTTGCATCCTACCTTGAGAAGCCGCCTGAGCAGCGGCCTGAGCTTGCTGAGCTTGAAATTGAGAGTTTTGTGCAGCAATCTGTTGTTGAGAAGCAATCCTCTTTTTTCTTCGAATCACAAGCAAACGCTCAGCTTGATTCACATCCTTTATGTTGCGAATAGCTATAGCATCCTCAATATCTATCTCTTTTTGCTGCAAAGAAATCTGTATGTTCTGTTCTAGGTATGCCTTGTCTTTGTCCTCCATTTCTTTGACTACCTGCACACCAAAGTTGTACATCGGCAAGTTGCTAAACGAAGAAAGGACAGACATGTTTTCTTTTCCGATAGCGTTCTCATAAACCCTATACAAAACAGACTCAGAAGGAAGTATCTGTATGCACTTCACTATGTCTTCGCACACATACTTAAACAACACCATAGAAGCATTAGTGATGTCGTATATAGCATTGTTCCCAGCTGCTATAGCTTGCTGCTGAACACCCACGAGTGTATCGCCTTTCGGTGTAGAAGCATCCATCATCTCGTTGATTCCCGTAGTGTCACGAATCATTCTGAGATAGTGGTTGTATAAACCAATCAATTCATTGATATTGCGGATGCTGTTACCTATCTCTCTGACTGGCGGATTTTGGAACCCACCCTCTGGGTTCTTACTTCTGTAATAAAAGACACCAGTCTGCTCGTAGATATCGTGAAGATCTAGCGGCTGCAACTCACCGCCCTTGCCAAGCTGTACGTTTTCTAAACCTTCAATATCAATAATCAATCCGTCAGGCTTAGCTTTTGCGATAGCCTGCTGCAACTTCAGGTGAGTCAACTGCAACATGTCGGCAAAACCCGTGCAACTATCCACCAAAGACTTTGGCATCATGTTGCGGATGTTTGTCGCAACTACAGAATAAGACAGTCTGCACTTAGATATATCATGAATATTCTTAGGGATATTCTTGCTCATCCCATAGTTGAAAATCATATCAGAACCACCTAGGATATAACTGCCACCGTAAACAGTAGCAATTTCCATTTTGTGCGGTTTTCTTTCAAATACACTTCCCTGTTTGGGCTCATAGTTAAAACCCTTCATAAAGAAGTTTACGTTGCCAAACCTGTTTTCTTTTTCTTCGAAATGAATGCAATCAACAGAGATAAATTCAAAGTCTAATATGTTAACCATATACTCATCGTACCCATACTCTTGACGCATAAGCCGATTGTTGTAAGAGGTCTTGTTTAACGCACTAGAATCATTTCCATATTTGCCACTTACAGTCTTAGCTATCTTTTCAAAGTCGTGCTCTTCTAGCTCATGACCAGCTAACCTTTTTAGCTCCTGTATGGATACCGTCTTAATGTGACCCGCATAAATTAAATCTTGGAAGGTGGGGTCCTCTGTGTAACTATGAATAAACTTAGTTGGGTCAACATAGTTAGTTTTAATTCCCTCATTGGGATCGTTGGTCCTATGTACGACAGCCATACCCAAAGAAACCAAGTCATTCACACATCGTCTAAAGATGTTATCAGTGAAGCTGTTCCAAGAAAGAGTCATATTCGTTCCAATCTGAGCTGCCACTTCAGCATCGGTCTTGGTGTTTGTGCCTAAAAATATTTCCGACTCTTCTAAAGAATCTGGAAGTTCGTCAGGATTGATGTCAAGAACCAACCCGCCGCTTTTTTCTTTTAGAGCTTGAAGCTTTTGTTTTGCTTGAATCTGAATTTCTACCCTTCTTTTCTTTTTGTCTTTTTCAGAAGAAGAAAGCGGATCTACAGCTTCAAGGTTAGGGTAGGGATTTCTAGAGAGAATTTTGTTTACAACAACACGAACAAACTTTGGGAGAATAGGAACTGGAGTATAGTCCAGGTTCATCAAGCTGCCATCGCCATCGTTCGGATTTAAAGACCGAAGAAGCTTCTTGTATATATTGGTGTCTTGATTACCGTTAGCGTAATCTCTACTCCTTTCAAAAATAACATTTCTCTTCCCATAAAGAGATGTGGAGCTAGTCATTTTTCCCCACTGAGACTCCATCGCTTTTGCGTATGCAATCCCGTAAGCCTTACTGTTTTTCGTTTCAGTGCTTGCTAACGGATCGGGAAACGAGCCTTTCTTGTTGTCGTTTTTATAATTCATATTTTTTAAAGCACAGTACGCTTGTTTGCAAATATAGCAAATCGTTAATTGACCTTATACTTTCTAAAAAATACGCGATCATTGAAATTAGATTGTTTCTTTTGTTTTTGTTTTTGACACCCTAACAATGCAAGACCAGAACTAATAGTCAAGTCATATTTAGTTCTCTTGTCTATTTTAAATCCTATCCAATCCTCTAGCGTTCTGTTAAAATACATGTTTCCTACTTCGCCAGTTTCATAGCTAACACCTACATGTTCATGAATATATTTTTCTATAGATTGAGCATGAGCCTGTATGACGTCTTGAGAGTTAGATGGGATACCTTTTGTTTTCACATTCGTATGTGAAGAAGCGCTAAGAAGGTGCTTCGGTCTATCCATTAAGTAACCATCATAACCTCTTGACTCAAAGTATCTTACAATACCATATTTGTTGTTCTCTACGAGCAAAGGGTATCCGTAATAAAAAGCACACATCAACACATCTTCATAAAAGATGCTAGCCAAGTCTGGACGTGAAGCATATTCTACAACAAACATGTTTGATGGTCGATTCATGTTAAACTTATTGTACATGTGTAGGGCACCTTTAGAGCCTCTATTATCTACCGTAGCATCTAAATCATAAGAGTCAACACCACCACATCCATATTCAGGGAAAGGAGCAACTCTCTTCCCTCTCTCTAGCTTACATATATTCCTTTCGTTGGATTCAGGCATCCAGCATACCTTGAACCTGCCGTTTGGAGTTGGAGAAAAAACAACTTCTTTGTCCTTTTCTTTCCAAGTAAAGTTTCCTGTAACTACGGGGTTGGGATATAGCTCATCGTTGTGCTCTATCTGCTGATAAATTTTGCCTATGTTGAAAAGGCTGCTTTCAATACTGTCTCTAAATGCTTCGTCCTCGGTAAACGGAAACTGCCTGGTTATCTCATTAAGCTCAGAAGGGTTATCTTTAAAAGATTTTCTTTCGTTCTTCAAGTAAGACTTACTCCCGCTCTCTATGACTTCTCCGTCTATGCCTTGTATTGTGTCATTTTCATCGGGGTCTTCTATTACTGCGTTTCCATATTCGTCAAAGAAACCCTCTAGGGCTTCGTATGCAGGAATGAATATTCTGTAAAGACCCGACCTAGTTCTTCCGTTGGCATTTCTTTCGTTGGGATTTGAGTCATTCCACAAACCCCTGTACTCTTTCCCTCCTTTATTCATAGGGTTGACAGTAGATCCAACAATTGCTTTTCCGACAATCCTCTTACCTACAATCAAGCAAGTTCTTTCTATCCTCCAAGCCTCACGGATGTCTGTAGGCTTCTCCCACTTGCCCGCCTCATCGAGGTACAGCATGTGTAGCTTCTCACCATCGTATGCGTTGTTCGTGGTGTTCTTCCAGTTAATTACGGTGTTAAGTGCATCACCACGGTAAGACGTCTTGTTGTTTTTCGTGATACGTTTCGATGGCTCACGAAACGCTAACTCCATACGGGGGTTAGTTGTACCGTCTTGGATAGGCTTGAAAAAGAAAGGGTAGCCTCTAAAAATAGAGACTACTTTTTTCATAAAAATATTTTCTTGAGCGTCTTTACCAGTCTTTGACTGAATCCCCAAAAGCTTCTCTTTAACTTGACTAGCTTCGTCAACAAGTACAGCAGAGCATATATTAGTGTAGCCAGAACGACGACACTTAGTATATAGCTGAC